TCGAAAACAAGAAATCTTGAAGAAGCGGCAATGAATTTTTTAACTTTAATCATCAATCGTCTTACATTAACCCTATCAAGTGCAGATGCCTTTTTCTGTAATGTCTTTTGTCCCCAAACTACTACACCCTGACCAGGGAAGGTAGCAATTGGATTAACATTGGATTCATACAATTCATCACGATTTGCATGTGTTAGTTTTCTTTCTGCCTGAACCACAGTATCCAAACCACCACGGTTCAACCCGGCTGGTGCAAACCAAGGAGCTGCAACTTTGTCGTTAAATGCATAAATACCAGCCATAACAACTGAAGGTGGAACAAATTGATATTGTCCCGTATTTGATTCATTTATTTGAACCCATGGCCAATAAGTTGCCGCGTAATTTGAATCTCTGTTACCTGCTTGAGATGTAACTGTCTTTAAATTTCCCTTGCCGTGTTCTACGACATCATAGATAAGAAAAGCATCACCTCTTGATTCACAAACATCAATTGCTTTTGAAATAATTCCTGTATGTGCACCTCCTAATCTATCAACAATACCAGGAATTAATATCATATTGATATCATATTCATCTGCATTTGATAACAAATTAAGTGCATCTATGTAAGATTGACCACCATCATTATTTGTTGTTGCTTGTAAAGCATATCCTTGAGAATTGGACCCGTTAATGTTACTATAAAAATTATATGCTTGAGTACCATGTATGGCTCCAGTAGTACCTGATGAAGTCACAACATTACCTATAGAATCAAATCCTGCAACACCATTACCACCACCACCAAATGAACCATCATATGAACCACTACCAAGACCTGGTAGAGATGCAGAATTGGCGGGTACTCTAACAGCACCATTTTCATTAAGATAATCAACGGTATCTCTTATATTAGATACATAAACATACTTTGATTTATTTGGATAATTGCCTGTATATGAAATAAAAGGATCACTTCCACCTTGACCATTTATTGATGCAACTTGATCACCAATCATTTGTCCAATATAATTATTTGAATTTGGATCCATTGAAATATTATTCCAAGTTTCTACAATTTGTTTTCTGTTAATAACATCATCACCTCTTCTTATTAAAAGAGTAAATGTACCACGAGTTGGATTTACTTGAGAAATTTCCCATCGAATATTGTCTTTTGAACCACTATCCTTTAAAATATTATTTGTATTACCAAGTGATCCTGTATTATTTAAAGTTGCACCATGTGCGTGTGTATTTAATGTAAATACGGTATATCCTTCACCTTCAGCCACACTATGGCCAGCCGCGTTACCTGCTTCTGCCCCACCTGGGTATGCACTACCAGTATTATACAGTCCACTACCAGAAGGTATATTTGCAGATGCCCTTGCGAAAGTACCATCAAGAATTCTAACAACTGTTAGTTTACCAGAGTGTCTTAAATAATTTTGTGCTGTTATAGATGTTAAATATGTAAAACTATTTGAACCACTTTTGAATACATCACCAAACTTTGCCTGATATTCTGCATATGATGTTACAACAGTTGGTATTAATGCAGGTCCCTTCACAGTTGGACCTATAATCGCGGCTCCAATGTCACCAATTGCTGAGGGTAAAAAAGATGCATCTATTTCTTTGGTAAATACACCTGGGGATACGATTTTTTCTGCCATTTGAATTCTCCTATAGGATTGTAAATTTTATAAATTTAGATTGATTTGCGCATAAAAATATCAATCATATATAAATATACAAAAAATATCTCAAACGATAAATTAATTTTATGATTTATAGAGTTTTATCTGGTGTTTCTTCGGTTGGTTTTGATGTAAATACTCCAGTAGTTAAATCTAAATTACCATCACCATATTTTTTGTTTATACCGTCAACAAATTCTCTTTCTTTTTGTTGAATTTCTACAAATGAAGATTTTAAATTAGTTTCTGTTGTATCTAAGGCTTGTAATTGTTGTTCTAATCTAAGCCTATTGACATTTACTTGTCCAAATGCATTTTGAACACCTAAATATCCTTGTTGTAAGTCATTTATTTGTTTCATCTCATCTTCTGTGAATTTTACTTCTTTAGTTGCCATGTAGTTATAACCTCGTTTTTAATTATTATTACGTTTCGTATATAAATATATATAAATTTTAAAAAACCTCATTATTTTATTCCTAATTGTTCATTTGTTGCATTACCCTCAAAACCAAATACAACTTTTGATGGTGTGAGTCTTTTTTGAACCTGGCCCATTTTACCCATAACAATTGAATTAGTTTCTTCAGGTAATAAATAAGCCTTTGTTATAACTGAAAATGTCGATTTAATAAATCTTTCACCATCTTGATTCATTTCTGATGCATCACTTACTGAATCTAATGTTGAAATAAATCTGTATGTATCTTTATCACCCCAATATGTTTTATCATGTTCCATAAATATTTCAACCAGTGGATTCATTTGTTCAATATAATTTGTCCATAATACAAATTCATAATTTATATTTACAAAATTTGGTATAGTAGTAACTAAATTTTCATAAACAGCCATATCACCAATTTGGAGTGCAAATCTAGAATATCTATTATCTTTAGACCATCCTGTACTTCTAATTATTTCTGTATATTTTCTTCTAATATCATGTTCATATCCAGGTATCATATCACTTTTTTCAACAGATGTTCTTTTTAACATAATTAATGGTAATATAAATGCATTATTTTTATCTCTTAACACACCTCTTTTTCTAACTGCAGCCCATCTTTCTTCGTTTCCATACATCACAGGAACTTTAACTTTTTCATTAGCTTCTCGAATAACTGGTGTTATTACATTTTTTATATAGGTAATTATAGAGGAATCTATATCTTTAAGAGTTATAGAATATTGTTTACTTAAATCTATGCCAGGCACAACCGTCTGAGAATCATTGCCTCCACCACGAGTATTCATATTTCGTTGTGATATTTGTGTTTCTCTATTTACAGTTGTTTTATCTATTAATTGTTTATCTGTTATTGGTTTTATTGCCATCATATTCTCCTATAAATAAATATTAACTTATAGGAGAATATCTAACAATTTTATTAAATTAGTGACCTTCGGGAATACAAGAACCATCTGCTGCAATAGCCCACCCAACGGGACAATTTGGACTGGTTGGTAATCCAGAATTAGTATTAAGAGTTCCACCGTGTTGCATTCTTCCTGGTACTGGTCTTGTTCTTCCACCACGAGCCATTGCTCTACCTCTACCTCTTGGTGCTGGTCTGCCCACTCTTCCACCACTACGATGTCCACCACCTGGACATGGTGGTTGTCCTGGCACACCACAAGTTCTACCACCACCTGGCATTTTTCTTCCGCGGCCTCTTGGTGCTGGTCTTGCTCTTCCACCACGAGCCATTTGTCTACCTCTGCCTCTAGCTACAGGTCTTGTTCTTCCACCTCTTCCCATTTTATTTCTCCTATTAATATTTCCACCGCGTCTCACTCTACCACCTCTCATCTCAATTTTAGGCTCTTCTGGGGCCTGGATACAGCGGCCACCAGCTCCATTATGTGCTAAAAATCCATTAGCAAAGAAATTACTATTTGTATCAACATCAGCCAAACTATAAGCCTGAATATTACCCGATATATATTCAATATCAACTATCTCATTCCAAGTCTTATCATTTTTAAATATTTCATCTCCTGTCTTCAACTCTATTAATTTAACAGTCTTTGAAAAACTTAAATAATAATATTTTGTATAAGTGTTGTCTATAGAACCCCAACCGATAAACTCTGGTATAGCCTGTGTTGGTAATGTTATTGCTGCTCTTCTAGTGTATAATGGATGATCAACTGTAATTTTTAATTTACTACCATCTTTAAAAGTAATAGTAGCCATACCATCTCTTAAAGGTTTCTCAATCATTTTAACTGTATCATCTTTAATTTCACCCGTATCTTCATCATAACTTTTAACTTTATCTTCGACTTTAATATCTTCAATATTTTTAGTCGTACCATCAGCCATATCAATTTGAGTTCCAGCTGGAAAACAAGTGGCCCTCATTATTGTACTGTTACCCGGTCTCCTCTGTATTCCTCCTGGACTTTTAAAACAATCTACACCAATACAATCTGAAGATTGACCATATTCTGGAGATAAAGCATTATGAACTCTAAATCCATTTGCTATATAATGGGGTGTATTTGAACCATTAATCTCTATATTATAAGTTTTATCTTTATAATCTAATTTTTCTATTGAAACCACTTTTTCTCTTTTACCATCTTCATTATAAATAAAATCTTCAGGTTCTAGTTCAAACACTCCTATCCATTGGAATTTTTTAGACATATCATCACCAACAAATAAACCTGAATCTGTTAGAAATGGGTGGTTTCCAGTGGTAATTACTTCATTACTATCAGTTTTTATTTTATATAATCCATATGAATCTTCTTCTGGAGTATGGGTTATAGCCCTTTTGACTGTGGATGTAATTATTTCATCATCTGCACATTCAAATGTATTAACTTCATCACCAATTTTTAAATCTTGGATTAGAACTTCACCTTTAGGAGTTGATATTAATGTATCTTCTACAAAACAACCACCTGCTGGAGGGCCAGTACCATGTTCTGGAGTAACTTTATTATGAACCAAATACCCATCAGCATAGTAACTATAATCACCATCTAAAAAGAAGTTATATAATGGTAAATCAGGATTATTGATTTCTTTAGAATCTATAGATTTTATTTTTACATCACCATCTAATGTTAATAATGTATTTCCAGCATCCAAATCACCAGTCAACTGATTAAACATCCATTCCCCATCACGAATTTTTGTATTATATGGATTTATTGATCTCCAACCATCAGTTGTTTTAAATGGATGATCAGAAGTAGTAAAGTAATTATCATAATCATTAAATGAATATAATTTTCTATCACCTAATGTAACCCAATCTAATTCTTTTACGGTATTAGTAGTATTATTTTCACCAAGTAATTTATCACCAACAACAATATCTTCAATGTTCTTTTCAGTTTCATCAGTCATTGTTACTTTTGTTCCGGCTATAAAACAAGATGTTCCACATCCTTGATCTATGCAGTGTGAGAGACTGTCATAGTTGCCACCACACTCTGATTGACAGCCCGCACCACCCTTACATGAGTATTTACCATCCCAAGGACCACAACACTTGTTATGGACATTATAAATTGCATTTCCACCACATACACCAGTACAGTCATATGCCAAAACATCAAATCCATCTACGCCACAACCACAAGACCAATAAGGCTTGTTGTAACATCCACAATCTTTGCAACCGTCACCAGTAAATGGCGAGAAACAAGTCCCATTTATATCTCCACAATGATCCTTTGGTGGTTCAAAGTCACAGAAAGATCCATTTTCCCCGAATCCTCCAAAATGGCAGGTGGGACAATAATTATATGCATCATGGTGGATACATCCATCCCTACAGTTATAAGTCCCTGGAGCACCACCAACTACAGCACCACCTATTTGAGACACTCTGGGTGCACCTGAGGCCTGCATGTTTGTGTTATTGGGACAACACTTTAAAACGTCTTCGTCAGTACAAGTTTTACCTACGTTGAATTTTCCATCAAGTATTCCACAATGAGAATTAATCCAAGGCTGGGGTGGAGTTGGTGGGCCACACCACTGACTACAATCTGTGTGAGATGCGTCTCCGACCACTGTCCCTTCCGTCTTGCGATGATGGCAACAAGAGTGGCACGTTCCGCCTCCACATCCCTCCCCACAATCATTCTCACCTGTTATAGGTTCTGGCATACCAGTCGCTTGTGCTCCTACTTGAAAATTTCTATTCTTTTTACTCATAATTTAAATCCCCCAATAATTTTATTTTAATGATTATGACAGTTTCCATTTTCCGGACAACTTACTGATACTTCAAAATTAGAAACTTTATGTGTATGATTATTACCATTAGTATGTCCATTACCATATGCATCCAGAATCATTTGATGATTATGACCATTTACCGTTTTTGTTGTCTTTGCCACACCACCACCAACTCTTTTTAATATTTTTTTAGCTTTTCTCATTTTTATATTTGATTTTGATTTCGGTGAAGTATTAATTTGACCACCTGCTTGTTTTTTTGTAACAATACCACCTTTTTTATATCCAGTTATTTTCATACATAGCCCCTTTGAATTTATAGCATATTCTGGTGGACAAGAAGATTTCCCTTCTTTTGTAAATTTTCTATTAATAGAAGCACGTTTTCTATTATTAAAATTTCCACCTGCCAGTTTTTTATTTCTATTATAATTAACTTTACCACCTAATTCAAATTGACTTGGTATTGGTAACTCGCCTGCTTCAAAACCACCAGTATGATATTCAGTTTGAGTACTATTTAATTTATCTAAAAAGTTTGTACCAAGAGCTTTTGTTGTTTGAGCATTAATTATATATTCTTCACCTTCTAATTCTATTGGTGTCTTTCCAGCTACAACAGCAGGTATTCCACCTTCTTCATGAGATGGACCAACTAAATAACCACCTGAATTTTTCTTTGATGGCTGTTGTGTTTTGAGTGTTCCAGAGGATAAGGAGCGTCTTCTATCTCTCCTTTCCATAATATTTTTTTTTAGATGTTCTGGTGCATTTTGTAATGGAGTTGGCATTTATCTTCTCCTATTTCTTAAAGCTTTAAGTTTATCTTTTTTATTCATAACTTTACCTTTAATTTCTTCTGAAGTAACTCCATTGACATCAGCTTTACTGATTGCAATCTCTCTTTTTATATCTACCTCAATAGCTCTATTCTTTTCAACTATATTTGGATTTAAGTTTTTTAAACCATCAAGTTTGTTTAATACACCAGTCATAAATTCACTCATTTGAAGATTACCATTATCTGGTTGATAATAATACTTCTTCTCATTATAAATATCATCATTATTAAAATTTCCATTAATTTCTTCAAGTTCTGGTTTTGGTAATGGTTTAAAGTTTGGATCATCTATATCAAACTTTGTTATTTTTTTATGTGTTATTACTTCTACTGCCATTATTTTGGTCTCTCTTCTATTTGTAATGAACTAAGCCTTGCTCTATGTGCTGTTGCCTTAATACTATGATTATATCCAGGATGACCTGCAATTAATTGTGGTTCAGTTGTACCATTTATTTCCCAATAACGATTATTCCAATCCGCAATATCTCCCATTTCTGGATAGAAGTTTAATGAACCACTTGATAAATTATTTCTCTGAAAATACATTTCAATTGATGAATTTTCATCTGCTCCAAAATCATCTTGTATTATTTCTGGCTCATTAAATAGAATTAAACAATTAACTCTAAATCCAACCTCATAATACTTTGTGGTTGATTCACCATATATATTTTCATCTGTATTATCAACACTTACTTTATAAATATCCACTGATTGACCTACTATTTCATCAATCAATTCTTCATTCATAGAATCAATTGTATCAATTTCTTTCTGTGGTATAAAAAATGGACTTGTTCTTGACATTTATTTATCCTATGTATATACCCAGGGGTGCTTTAGATAACACCGACTGTTGAGCATCCGCTTGTTCTTGTTCTATTCTTGCCCGCTCACTTAATGAAACCGATTCTAAAAATTCTTTTAATTCCTCTAATAGATTTGCTTTTTCTTCTCTTCCTTCTGCTTTTAATGCCTCTCCATCCAAATTAACCTCACCATTTGGAAGTGGCATTGAAGCATATTTACTTCTTATAATTCCTAATAATTCTTTTGACAACGCTAAACAATATCTTCGTATCCATTGTCTACCACCAGCATTTATTTCTTCATAAGTTATAAACTGATATGGTATATTAGATGGATCTGTTACCTTACTATTTGTATGAGTTCTTGTATTTGAAGTTCTATTACTTTTAATATAATAATGAAAATAAACTTTATCACCCGTATCGGTAGATTTAGGTATTGGAAAAATTCTTATCTTATTATTTATTAATTCAAATGAATATGCAGATTTTCTAATTCTATCATTTGTTTCTATAGCATTGGCTCTTGATATATCTTGATGAAGTGGTCTCATTATAAATGATACGGCTGGAGATACATTTCCCATACCAAAATTATCTAACATATTTCTTTGGTCAAATGAACCTGCAAATGGATCATAAAATCTTGTTATTGCGGCAGGTCCATAATTAAATACCTTTTGAATTTCTAATCTATTACCCGTCTTTTCTAATGTAGCGTCACTTTCTAAATCATAAACTTGTTGACCATCAACTAAACTGATTGAACCCGAATACATATCTGTACTACCACCAGCACCAACAGCCTCACCATATTGTTCTGATAAATAAGTTGCAAATCCCATATTTGGTTTCTGTGCTTCTATTGAACCAGTTCCCATTCTATAAGAAGATGTTCCTGCATTACTAAATCCAGAACCACTTACTCTTGATGTATTTCCATAATTATCCCATAACCAATTTTTAATATTATATTGATTTATATACTGTGAATAATCTGATATAGATTCTTCAAAACACGCATATATAGAAGAACTATTGAACTCCAATTGCATAACTGGATGTCCAAGTTTTTTTGCCACATATTTTGCTACGTCAACCGATTCAGATACAAATGCAGCATCATTATCGTAAATACTATAAGGCGTATCACCCTTAGCCGATGTACTGATGGTTGGATCAGAATAAATATATTGTGATTTTGGC